CGCGCCGTGGTCTCGCTGAGAACCGCATCTAGGGCTGGCCGGTTGCGGTCTACGTTGTCTATAAACTCCTGCTCCGCCGGTGTACGACGATCAGCCGGAATGTCGATAAAAGCGTTGTAGGCCGCCATTGCTCTTGACGCTTCTGCGGGTGTGAACTGCTTATCGGCCATCAGTCGTGTCTCCAAAAATTTCAGAGCTTAGTGTATCGGCGCGCTGGTCTCTGGCTTCAGTTGAGCCGAGATTACCCTCATTAGATGCAGGTACTATTAGGTTTCGGTTTATCACAGCCATAAGTTCTGGAGGCATAGTACCTAAATTATTCTCCAGTTGAGTGAGGCTGTCGAGATACTCTTTGGTTGTTATCTGACCTGCCATCGCTTGGCGAGCCAGAGCGCCGCGCTGCTGCATAAACTCACTGCGTCGAATGAAGATAGATATCAACGCGCGGTTGGCTTCTGGGGTGTATTTAAGGCTTCCCAAAGAGTCCAGCATACCTTGGTATTCGATGTCCGACGTAGAGCCGCTGCCTTCTGCGCGTAGAGATGGCCCAACGCGTTTTACAATAGCATTCCGAACTGCGTCCGCGTTGTTCAGATCAGGGAACATCTCAGCAAATCGCCCGGCTAAAGGGCCGGTAGACTGCACATCCGCAAGCGCTGAAAGCGCGTCCAAATCTTGCGCCAGTGTGGCAGCGGCCTGCCCCTGAGTGCTGTAATCTACGGCCTGCTGTGCGAGGTATTTGGCGCTTTCGCTCGCTACGTCTGTGCCTCCACCCATGTCAATATTTACGCCGCCTCCGAAGGCGCGTTCTCTGGCGGCTGCGGGGTCTTCGCCCTGCGCGAGCATGTATTCGTAGTTCTGTATGGCCGACGTCTGATCTGGCGAGGCTGCGGCTTTGGTTCGAGCGGCCTGATACTCCATCAGGACCGCGCCGGGATCTGCGCCGCCTCTAATGGCCTCCACGTACGCCTCCGATCCGGGCTGCTGAGACAGCCAGTCGGTTGTGCGGCTTGCTCTGGCCTCTTCCTGACGGCCTTCCCGCCGGTCCTTAATCACAGCGCCTAACTGATCGTCGGGGCGCAGGCGCAGCGTGTTGAACGCCTGCGCAGCTTTGCCAGCGAAGTCTTGGAAGGTGGGGCGCTGGTAAAACGGCATCGCCGTCTCGCCTCCCGCTGACTGGTCTTGTCGTTGCATTCCTAAAAAGCCAAGCAGCCCCTGCGGCTGGGCTGGCTGCGGCGGTCGGTTGGCGTTCATAGTGATCCCCAGTGCATCCATAGCGTCGCCCGCGATCCTACTCGGGCTGTCTTGTCCAGTCATTAGAGGGACGATAGAGGGCGCGTTTGCCCTCGCTACCGAACCCCATACGTGTCCTTCGCCGCGAGCGGGGTCCGGTGTAACTAAGTCCATATGGTAAGACGTCGGACCCATATACTCGGTCCCCGCGCCCATTCCCGTGATGCCCAGCTCCGATGCCCTGTGCATAAATCGAAGGCTCTCCGGGCTGTCTATGGGAACGATGCTGCCGTCGGGCCTCATGATTGAGAAATCGCCAGCCAGCCCAGTTCCGTGTCGCCGAGATCCGTGCTGTGGCAGGGCCTCTCCAGATCCGTTGTAATCGATATTCGAACCGGACTGCATCCGCACCGTGTGGTCCGCCCCAAAAGTGTCGTCCACAGCTTGGTTGATGACGGAAAACCATTCGTCCCTCGGGGCGTAGGGCCTCTTAGGCCCGTAGTGATCCTCGAAGTACGCAACCGGCGTAGCGTAAGAACTCGCCGGGAGAGGCGCGGGTGTTCTTATAAGGCCGGGAACTCTCATTTAGGAAAACATCCCAAATCCAGCGGTCAAGTAATCGAAGAGGCCCGGCTGCCGGGTCTCGGTCGTCGCTCCATATCCTCCGGGGATTGCCGTTGCCCCCCCAGTGAGCGCGCCCAATTGCTGGTAGGGGTTTTGCTGCTCACGCATGAACTCATTGAGCTGCCCCTGAAGGGCTTGCTGCGCGAGGGCTGTCTCCATGCTGCCCGCAGAAGATAGTCCTGCGGCACCAGCGCCTAGAGCCTGCTGCTGCATCCCAAGCTGCGCCATAGTCTGAGCGTTAGCTGCGTCGTAGCCCTGACGATTTAGGTTCGCTATCGTCTGGGCCATCCCAATGTCGCGAGCTGCCTCCCGCTCACCCTCGAACACGCTTCGTCGGCTACTGTCGAACGCGCCAGACCCAATCACGTTTGACTGGTCTCCTACGCGCTCCTGCGCGAAGCGCCTGTCCATTGCGGCCATTGTCGGGTCGATCACGTTGCCTTGGAAGCCCTGAAGGTTCTGGGCCGTCAGTGCCTGATACTCCGCCGGGGTCATGCTACCCGCCTGAGCCATCTGCCCGTACGTGTCCGCTGCGCGTGTGTTGTACGCGCTCATGCTAGGGGCGAAGTCGCCCGTGTAGGCGGTGAACGGCGTCTGCGAGACGTCGGTCGCAAATGGTATGACCGTGTTCTCAAGGTAGTCCTGCTGAAAGGCAGGCATCTCTTTCGTCGCAGTGCTTTTTCCTGAACCCATCAGTGTAGCTCCATCTCGTACGCCACGTGCTTTGGCGTGAAATTATACTGTTTTGCCATTTTTATCCAGCCAGATCGTGCATTGGTGCGGATGGCGTCGTAACCGGCGTCTTTTGCGACCCTCGAAAGCTCTACGACAGCGGCCTCCGCCCAGTCCGCGAGGCCCTCGCCCCCGAGCAGTTCAATCAAAAGGGATTTGCGCCTCGGGTGGACCTCGTCGTACGTCGTCATGGCTGCTCTCGGTTTACCTTCGACAAGGATTAGCCAGAGGCGGCACTTGCCCGTGTAGACCGCATCCTTCAGGTCGTCCATTCCGTACTCATGGTCGTAGCGGGCTTGGGCCAGCTTCAGCATAGGCTCCGCGACAGGCCAGTAACGGTCCATGACGTCAAGGGGTACATATGCGAGAGTTACGTCTGTCATCCGTGTAGCCTCGTAATTCCAATAGTGGCAGCGGGCGCTGCCGGGGCGTATGCCGTCGCCGCCACGGCATCCAAAAAGCCGCTGGTTCTATCGACGGCCCACGCCGCTTCAAGATAGTCTCCAGCCGACACTGTGAAAGTCGTGGCACGCGACACGACGGTCGTGGCGTTGTTTTGGTGCAAACTGGCGACGATGGTGCTGCCCGTCTGATCAACGCCGTTGATACGAGGCCAAAATCGGAACAGCACAGTTGACCCGGATGTAGAACTGATCTGCGCCGAAAACGACACCATGTAGTGACCGCCTTCTTCGAAGACGATGCGTGACGCCGGGGTGCCGTTCGTAATGCCGTCTGACAAAGAGGCTGTAAATGTCAGCGGGTACGCGGTATCGACCAGCGCGGCGGTGACATCGGACGTGATCGTACCAGCGTAATGCCCGCCTTCGAGAACCACTTGACGCCACTCGTTGTTCTTGGACACGACCGGGTAACCGTTGACGTCGTCCCAGAGAAGGATGCCGTTCTGGGACGGAGACGCGTCTGCGGTATACCCACGAAGCGTTGACGCCGTGCGCGCCAAGTACGCGGACAGTTGCCGCGCCCACACTTTCCAGTCCGGGCCAAATGGGGGCGGGAGACCTACGCTCATCGACGGCTACCGGGCTTGACTTCAAAGCGGTACTTACCCACCCGCCACGCCGCGTTTACAGCACCCGAGACGCGCATTCGTATCTGCCTGCCTTGAAAGCGTACACTGGTAGGCTCCGTGTGACTGTAGGGGCCGTGCGTCGTCTCCGTGGAGTTAGGGTACAGACGGGTCTTAAAAGACGTTGTCACGTCGCCGAGGTTCAGCTCGTCTGGAATTAGATCTGTGACGACAGCGAGCTTGTCACCGGCCCCTATCTTGAAGGGTCCACTCTCTGCAAACACTTCTTGAGACCCGTGGTTGTAGCCCGTCTCATGATCGTAGACCTCTCCGGCGGAAGACGCCCACAGGGGCTTGGAGAACACGCCCCGGTCTACGCCGGAAGTGCGGTCTAGTGAACCTATGGTCCAGTGGTTTTCCTTGTAGTCGTAGACGACGTACCGGTCGATCTCTGTGCTGGAGGAGCTTGGGTAGAAGAACCACACCTCCCCGAACTGGCCGTTTGACACGGCCCACGACTTACTGATCTGGGCCGTGTTTACGTCTTCAAAGACGCGGTCGCTGACTGCACACGGAACCTCTTGAACAGTCGCACCCGCGTAATTGAAGAACCCTCTCTGGCCCATCCAGAATACTCCGGCAGGGGTATCTGCTACGGCCTTTCTGGATACAGTCCCGCATGCGGAGCCGACGCGCTCGAACTGATGAATGAAGGGAGCGCCGATATACGTAGACCGGTGAGCGTCTTGGTCTGTCAAGATAAGCGTCTGGCCCTGCGTGCGGATGCCCGTCATGATCTGGCCGCTGGTCTGGAGCGTAGTGTCTCCCGCCTGATTAGTGGAAGCGGCAGCCCACAGGGTGTTGTCCTCAAAGTCGCACCACGCGATCTTTCGAGGGTCTCCGTTCGCGCCTAGCGCAAAGATGAACCGGTCTTCTGTAACGACGAGGCCGAGGCAGTTAGAGGGGGAGTTTGCGATCTGCTGCGCGGCAGTAGACGCATTCAGTTGCCACTCGTAGATCTTCCCGTCCGACTGCGAGCAGGCGACAAGATACTGGCCCCACGTGTCGAGCGACCACGTAGCGGCCTCTCCGTAGTTCCCGACGTCTTGCCGGGCCTGTCCGTAGAAGCCAGTTCCGTAAAGGCCGCCGCCGTAGCCGGTGTTGACAGTCGCGTCTTCCGTTCCAGAAGAAAAGCCGGAGGGCGTTATATCAGACGTCGTCCCAGAGGCTGTCGTGGCGTACAGCTTGTTGTACGTACCTGCCACCAGCCACCGGGTTCCGTCCAGAGCCTCCCACGCAAGCATGCCTCTGGGGGGCGCGGCGTAAGACGCAGACCCAAACCGGCTGACCCACCCGCCGACCGGGCGCAGGCTGCCGTCTCTCCAGCGCACGAGGCTCGCGTCGTGCCACCGTCCCTCGCTCTCTAGGTCTGTGCCGGTAGAGAACACTCCGGGGGGCGGTTTTAGTTCGACAAGCATGTCAGTCTCCCGCGAGCTTAAAGAATGCTGCTTTTGGTAGGATAATCCTGTCCGCGCCCAGAGAGTACGTTATGTCTTGGTCGGTCCCCGTTAGGTTCCCAATGACCGCTACTTGGACATTATCATACCACCAAGTGTTGTAGTGCAGAAGAAAGGTAAGGCTGGCGTTCGTTCCAAAATTGAGCAGGTCTGCGTAGGTGTTTGGGTTGCCTTGTATAAGGACCAACGCCAACATTCCTCCGGGGATAGTTAGGGTTCCCGTCGCGCCGAACACGGAGCTTCTCGAGTCGGCCTCCCAACTCCCCGGCAAGAGAATTATTCCGCCTTTGTTGTTGAGTTGTGTGGCGGAGCTTCCGCCCTGAAAGTCCACGCTCGCAGTCGTCGTGCTTGCCGTCAGTGGTGTCGTAGCCTTAAACACCCGGTATGAGGATCGGTAGGTCTTTCCGTTATCCGACGTGGACGACGTTTGATACATGAAGGCGTTGACCGCTGTGGCGGCGGCACCGTTGATCTTAGGGTCTTGCGCAGCATCGTCGGTGTTTGATGACTGCCACGCGAGAGCCGAGGTGACGGGCAGGCCAAGGCTCTCCGCTTGCGCGCCCGCAGTGAATGTACTGTCGCTCGTATCCCCGTTTCGGAACACGTCGGTGCCGGTGGGTTGTTCCGGCGAATTATCAAAGGTCTGCGTGTCACTAAAGGTGTACATGCCGCCGGAATAGTTGCTGGGGTGCGACGACGCATACGACCCCGCATTCGCCGCCATCGCGGTGAAGATGTCGGCGGCAGATACGCGTGACGCCGCCGAGAAGATCGGAAAGGGAAAGGTCACTGAAGCGCCTCAATCAGCAGAGACGTGAAGCCGTTGATCTTGGTGATGTAGGCGAAGAAATCGTCGCCGTCTGTAGTGGTCAGGTTCCCTGTCCCCGTCGTCTTGGAGAAGCCAGAGGTAGAGATCGCCCCCGCAGAGGCATTGTTGGTCACTTGGACGATGATGGTGTAGTCGCCTGACGCGGTCGGCGCGGCGAGCGTAAACGCCCCGCCGTTCACGATCCGCTTCAGGTTCCCGGCCGCAGGGGCCGGGGTGTATGTGCCGCTGGACTTCGTGCCGTCGTCGGCTGCGGTCGCGGTGTATCCGGCAGTCAGGTTGTCGTCGGTGTCCGCCTTGAGGATCTCAGCGTCTGCAGCCTCTTTCGCGTCGAGCTGTGTCTGGATCGCACTGGTGACACCGGCTGTGTAATTCAACTCCGTCACGGTGGCGGTGATGCCCGTCAGTGTGTTGAGTTCTGCCGTGGACGCCGTAATGCCGTCCAGAACGGCCAGTTCGGTGCTGTCCAGACTGCCAAGGAATGTCCCTAGAGCAGTCCAGTTCCCGTTCAGGGCCGTTCCCCACGTGTCCTCAGATCCACCGATTGTGGGCAGAGAATAAGAAAATACAGCCATCAGTAGCTCCTAATTTTTACGCGCGGGTTAGTCCCGGCAAAACGCGCCTGCTGGCTCGCTGTGTTCGCTTCCTGCAGGGCCTTCTGGTACATTCCGCCCCAGATCGATACGCGCTCGTCGTCCTTCAGGTATGGAGCGGACTGCATCAGGGTGCCGTAAAGGTAGATGTCTGGGTGGTAGGTCATCACCCAGTTCGTGGCGTTGCTGTCCGACAGTGCCGGGGGCCGGGCTACATACTCCAACGTGATCTGCATACTGGCAGACGGCGTGGGGTAAAGCTCCAGCTTTCCGCTGGTCAGGGCGTAGCTGGTCGGAGTTCCAGAAGTGTCACTGGAACGGCTCCGCATGTCCTGCATGTCTCCCCGGCTAGCTAATTCGATGCGCTCTGAGTTCGGCCCCGTGACCCGCGCCACTTCAATGAAGTCAGCCGGAAGGGGTGAGAACTGGTCGGACAGGGAGGCAAACACAGAAGCCTCCATGCGCCAGTGACGCAAGGTCCGGTTCATGTCCGCCTCCGCGAGCGATATGAAGCTCGGGATTACCGACGTCAGATCGTCCCGCAGGAGCCAGTCGGCAACGGCGGCTTTCAGTTCAGTGTACGTCGTCAGGCTCATTGTAGCAGGCCCCTTTCGGCCAGATATTGCTCAACTTCTGATTGGCTTGGTTGTTGGGATAGAAGACCAAGGCCCACCGCGCCAGCGCCCGCCACGCCTGAGGACAGGTTGCGAAGGTGGGACAGGCGGGGGTCAAAGCGGGCGAAGCGACTGCGGATGTTGGATACTGGGTTTAACAGCGCGTAACTTTCAATAACCTCGCCGTCTGGCGTAAAATCGTCATCGAAGTAAGCGGTGTCATAACCCCGATCTAATAAACCTTGGTGAACTTGCGAAGTGTGGTCCGAATAAGTGTCATTTAACGGCACCCAGCCAAACTGATAATCCAGCCCATCGCGCGACCTTCCTGATACGTCTTCCCACACGCGCAGAACTTCGTCGCCGTCTGCGATTTTACCCATACGCGCGACCAAGGGGGCAACTTGTGCGTCATCGCCGCCCCGGTCTAACGCATATTCGCTCGCTCCAAAAGTCTCATCCGCTACGTAGACGGGTGCAGGATACTTAAAATTCACATCAAGCCCGAACCCGTCGCCCCCGTGATAAAGCGGCGTATCCGCATCAAAACCCGCTTCTTCCGCCCTTGCCATCCGGCTCGTCGTATCCATAGGCATATCTGCGCCCGTGGCTCCGGTCTCATAGAGCCTGTGCAGTTCCTGCGGGTCTGCGGCTGCGTACAGGTCATCCGACACCTCTGACGCGCGGCCCTCACGCAGAAGACGCGCAATCTCTTGGGCTGGGGTTTTACCCTCAAGCCGCCGACCGCCGGGGTTATCTGCCCTCATGGCGCTTAGGCTCTGACGAGGACGGGTGGGCGAAACTGCCTCAAGCAGCCCTCTAGGGTCTCCCTCTAACAGTGATCGTCCTGCATATATCGCATCAGACGGTATGGCTCTGGCAGCAGCCCCGACAAAGGGCAGAGCGTCTAGCGCCGCGAAACCCGCGTTCAGGGCGGCAGATCCGTAGCTGCCTTCGTTGTAGTCCCTCCGTGCCTGATCTCCAGCCATGAGCGTACCCGTGCCGGGGAGGAGATCCAGTAAGTTAGAGACGCGGTGACCTACGCGGTAAGACGAGTTCGGCAGGACGCCAGACAGACGGTCCCCGATATAGCCCGCCACCGCCTCCTGAGTGGTCGGAGTGTACGCACGTATGGCAGGCTGGGTCTCAGCCTCATACTGCGCCGCCTCCGCCTCCATAGTAGGCAAAAGCCGCTCGTAGATAGACGACATCTCCGACCACGCTTCTGGAGACAGAGTGCCGGTATCTGTGTACGCGCGGTGCAGGGCGTTGTACCTGCCCTCCATCCTAGCTCGGATGCGAGGGTGCAAGTCAGAAGCCATCTAACAGACCTCTTCTGGGGGATCTTTCTTGCTCTTGGGGTGCCAACAAACCGCCGCCTACGCCGAGGCCAAACATCGTTCGACCTCCTGTGGCGATGCTCCGTCTGGGGTCAGGCTCTGAAAGCCAGTTTGGCATACTGAAACCGCCTGCCTGCTCTTCGATCATATCCAGAGCCTGCTGCTGTGTCAGTTCACCCCTAGAGTGCGCCTGCCAGATACCTTCAACATTGCGCTTTGTCTGCGCGGATTTGTTGGTAAACAGGCCGCGTATGCCCTCCCACGTAATCGATTGCGTCTCCCTCGGAAGAAGCCCTCGGTCAGCAGCCACAGCACGATAATTATCCGCCTGCTGGCCGTAATTACCCATCGAACCCGTAGGTGTGCTTTTAAACATACCCCCCAGACCTTGTATGGTCAGGGGATCGCTCCCCGCGAGAGGGCGCATGTTTCCTACCGCGATGGCGTGCGTATCTACTGTGATGTCGCCCATGTCACTGAAGGGGACTTCAATATTGTTAAAGAAGTTACGGACTTTATGCTGCCCACCCATCGCGTTAGATATAACACCGAAGTCGCCTCCGCTTTCCAAAGACGTAATCGCTTTTTCAATATCCCCGAAACCGCCCCACGAAATGGCTGCTGGTTGACCGTCTTGCTTTAAGACAAAATTACCGAGGTCGCCTTCAGGCGTCAGGGACCGGTACGTCTTAGGGTTCATAGCCTCATCAAACGCTCGGACCCACATGGCCTTCTGCTCAATCGTCTCAAGATCGGCGTATGACTTTCCTTGGATCTGAGACCATATCTCTGCGTTACGACCCCTGCGGCCATTTACGAAAGACGGATACCGCTCCGCCACAGCCGTCATCTCAGCAGTCCAAGGGTGGTTTCTATTCGCTATCGCGGCGTCCGCGACACGCTCTGCCAGTGAAGCATTTTTGAACCAATCCATCTGAGGTGACAGGGCAGCGATGACGCCAGACATCGAAGATCTAGGTAATCCATACCTCTGCGCTACCTCGTCAGAAAACCTGTTTGCCCCAGTGTACCACAGCTTCGCCCGATCTTGAAATTCAGACGGCAGGCGGTCCATCACGAAGCTAATGTTTTCACGCTGGAAGTCGTTATACAGCGTGGCAGCCTCATCCGCAGGCAAGTCTCGTAGCCACTCATATCCCGGCTGGTTAGCAATAAACTCCATGTTTTTCTGGAGAGTACCGCCGCGATCTATATCAGCCTGACCAATAGTAAGACGCCCGGTAAGGGGGTCAGCGTCCGCGTTTGGTCCTGACGGCTGGCGTGTCGAAATACGCCCCGTAGGCCCGAAGTTGGGGTCCGCACCCGGAACTCGACCCGTGGCATTAATACCGGGAGGAGCGGGGGGCAGAGGAGGCAATCCTGAAGGCGCGCCTGTCACGCGGGGCAGTAGCCCCCTCGTAGCGTTTCTGACAATATCGTCTCGTATCCCCATTACTGGACCCCTGCACGGCCCGAACGCATGATCGATCTCAAGTAATCAATGTACGCCTGCATGCCGTCTTGCGTCATGTAGTTTCCAAGGCGGGCGTCGAATGGATCATCTTGGGGGACCAGCGCGCCCAAGCGATCCAGAAGATCCACGTACTCGGAAGTCATCATGGGGCCTTCAGTTTGCGGAAGAGGTACGGGCATGCCCCGGTCGCGGAGGCTCTGCTCATAGTTGGCGTTGAGATCAGCGTCCGTAGCCAGTTCAGGGTAATCTGGGTTGACCAAACCTTGGTCGCGGATGAAATCATCGTAGCCTGCCCGCAACTCGGCAATCGGCGCGAAGCCTCGGTATTCGGTAGGGGCGGGGGCGGCGAACTCTTGATATTCAGTAGGCGCAGGGGTGGCGAAGTAGTCCGCCGTGACTGGGGGCGGCTCATAGCCCATAGGCTCCATTGACGCGTCCGGCAAAATACCCGGCTGGGCGGGCGCACCCCCGCCTGCCAGCATGCGAAATCCGGGAGTGTTTCGCAGGCGGTCAGGCGCGTTTGCCCTTACTGACGCGAGAAGCTCGTCTATCTCCCGGCTGCGGGCTTCAGATCGCGCGATCATCGCGTCAATATCGGCGTAGCCAGTCGAGGTTGAGGCGGCCTGCGGGTCCATAAGCGCTAGAAGACCGCCCTTGGGGCGTCGGTTAGGCTTCCCTGATTTGCTTCTGTTGTACATCGTGAAGCCCCTTAAATTAGCTCTTACTGTGGCCCAGTGCGACGACTGCGGTCGAACATGTCGAGATAGGCCATGTAAGCTGCCCTCAAGTCCGGATCTCCAGACTGCAGGTAGTCCACCCGGCGCTGATTAAATGGGGCAGCGTTCGCAAAAGGAGCAGGGGGCATCCGCGAGGGGTTCTCCGGTCGATCAAAGCGACCCGGCATCGCGACTGCGTTTGCTGCTGGAGGAGCTGTGCCGATGCGGCGCATCATGGCATTCTTGGCTGCGAGCATATCTGCCGTAGGCTTCTGCGGCTCGGTGTATCCCATAGGGCGTATCCCAAATGCGTTCAGCAGTCCACCAAAAGGCCCGCCGAACGCGTTGGCGGAGTGTCCCATACCGCCGCCGTCAAAAATATCTCGGAAGAAACTGTAATCCTCTTGGGGCGTCTCCCGGCGCACTATTTTTTGAGGGGGGCCAAAGATCGATTGACCAAACCCGCCGCCGTCTGTTGCGTCTCGGATAACGCCGCTGAAGCCACGGTACGGCGCTCTCTCGGGGGGCGCTGCCGGGCTGGATGCTTTGGTGGTTTTAGTCGGGGCGCTGCTGCCGCCGGTGAAGAAGTCGAGTAATCCCATCAGGCTATCCCTTTCAGAGCGCGGCGTAGGGGCTTGCCCCATGACACGACCTTCCCGCCCAGTGCCGTGGCTGCGTCAGCCGACAGGGTCAAACACACGGCGTCAGCCAAGTCTGGTGAGGGCAGTCCACGCTTGCGCATTTCGTCTTTACCTTCGGCCTTAATTTTTCCGCTGCTCATGAAGCTATAGCGGATTGAGGTCAATTCGGCAATAAGTTGCTCGTCTTTTGGTAATTTGGACCCCCGCTGCTCCAGCCAGCCCCTCAACTTGAACCACAGCTCCGCGCGCAGGTTCAGGTATGTCCCGCCCATCGACGGGGCCTCTGACACATTCACGCCGCGTACCGGGAGGCCCAGCTCCCGCAGTCGGTCCACCACGCCGGAACCCATGCCAATGACGTCCACCATGATCTCCTGCGGGCGCAGGTGCGTCGGGAGGCCGTCGTATTCCGCCTTCACCCGACCCACCGTCTGCATCAAGTCCAGTCCCTGCCAGCGTGACACTTCGGTGATCACCGCCCCCTGACGCTTCGCCAGTGCCGTCTTATCGCTTCCGAACCTCGCGACGTCGAGGCCCCACACCTGCGGCCCGTCGGCTTCGATGTCACGGTTCGACGCCGCGTCCACCAAGTGAAATGGTATGATCGTGTCATCGTCTGCCAGCGGGAACTCGCCGAGAACCCTGATCCTGAATGCGTTGCTGTCCTCGCCGTAGCGGAGCTTCATCTCCTCGACGAACTCGTCTGACACCAGAGGGCTGTCTACGCAGCTCCAGTGGAACGTGCGCCAGCTCCCCTTGAGGCGCGTCTGGGTCTCGTAGAACGTGCCGCTGGATCTCGTCGGGTTGGAAAACAGCATCGTGATCGCGCTGTGCCCGCTCATCGATCCTGCGGCGGCCTCGAACACCTGCTCAGGCACGCCCGACGCCTCGTCCACTACCAGCATGACGTTGTCGGAGTGTACGCCGGCCAGAGCCTCCGGCGTCTCAGCTCTCGACGTCCTCGCCGAAATAAACGCCTCAGACGGGGCGGCCACAAGCTCCACGCGATCAGACTTGACCTCCAGAAGCACCCTCAGTGGGTCCGGAAGCTCCGAGATCCACCGCTTCAGTTCCGCAAACAGGGCGTCAAACAACTGCCCGCTGGTCGGCGCAGTCACCACCACTTTGTTCGGGAAGCGCAGGAGGACAAACCACAGCATCGCCCAACTGGCCGCCGTGGACTTTCCCGTCCCGTGGCCTGACCGGACGGAGATCTTCCTCTCGACCTTCACCGCCTCCAGAAACTCTGCCTGATACGGCAGGGGGCTGGCCCCCAGCACATCCCTGACGAAGCCGACGGGGTCGTCCGCATACAGATCGACAAATTCCTCGAACGGGTTGTCACTCATGCTCAATCGTCTTCATTTTCTTCATCGCGCCGAGGTGCAGCTCATTGATGTTGATCGTCACGTTGTCCTTCTTCGGGGCGAACCTGTCGGGGTTATTCATCGACGCCATCCACTTGCGCACCGAGACCCTCTCCTTCGCGCGCTGGACCTGCGCCGACGTCAGATCCTCATGCTCGGGCAGGCCGTCCACAATCGTCAGGCACTCCTCCGCTAGCGCGTCCGCGTGCAGCCGCCGCCCCTCGTCCATCTCTGCGGCAAACTGAGAGTTCAGCATCCGCGACAGGAACGACCGCGAGCAGCCCAGCTCCTCCGCCAGACCCTTCACGGTGCCGCCCTTGGCGATGTAATCGACCAGCTCCATCGTCTTGACCGCGCTCTCGACTCGGCGTTTCAGCGGACGTCCCGGCATAAAACTCTCCTCAAAAAATTTTCTGGCAAGCCCACACTACGGAACCCGCCCCCCCATGGCAAACAGATCCAAAAACGCAATGAAAAATTGGTGCGTGTGGGGGTACATATGCAGCCACCCCCCGCCGCGCCCCACACCGGGGGGGCCTCTCGCCTCAATTTTTGCCCCAACCTGTCCTATATCTCCCGTCTGGGTTGTGTGATCGTCGTGTTATCTGGGCCTAACAGAGTTAAGCCTTTGATAACACTCAATAACCGTATTTAACATAATGACTATTATCGGCGGTATTATGTTAAATGCACCGTGTAATAGCTCGCGCGCGTGTGGCTGCGCTGCCGGGCCGCTGCGCCTGTACGCCTGATACAGCCCCCTCGGTGCAGTCACAGCAGGTGATCATGGCCGTAGGCAGCGAGCAGGCAGGCCTCCGCCACGCCCTCGTCTTTCTTGATCTTGACGTACTTGCTCACCTCATCACCGAAGCGCAGGCGTGCGGCGTCGATGCTGGCCTGCTTGTCAGTGGTCAGGTGGAATGCCTTCTTCCAGACCGAGGGCGTCACATGCTCCACCCTCCGGCCCGTCGCGATAGCCAGAGCCTCGACGGCACCGAACATCCTACCGAACTGGAAGCTGCTGCTCACGCCCTGCCTCGGCATGGCGTGGACATGCTCCAAGACAAACAGAGCGCCGCCGTCTAGGTGGCCGTACATCCAATCATGCAGGACGGAGCCGTCAACCGCTGGCTTTCCTCGCACGACGACGGTCGGCATCCGCATTGCGTCAATCAGCCTGCCGTCCCTCAAGACGGCGAGGCCTCCGGTAGCTCCGGGATCAATGCCGAACACAATCATCTGTTGAGGTCGCTGGTTGGGTGTGTCATCTCTGTCTCCATGGTTTCGTCGCCATAGACCCTATTGGGTCACCGGCCCTCGGTCAAGCGCGTCACCGCTCTCCAGACCGAGGGCCGCTCTCTCTCTCCCTCCCTCCCCACCCCGATCCCACCCCAGCAGGGGCAGGCAGTAACTCCCCCCTTTCGCGCAGTGCAGATACGTAGTGGAAGGGGTAGTTTACTACCCCTACTTGCCTGCATTTTGCAGCAACCCGATTTACTGTTTGTTTCCAACGACTTACTGGTACTGCAACAAAGTTGCACCTAAATAAAGTTGCACCGACTAACCTATTGAAAACAAACAAACTAACTGGTGCAGAAAGTTGCAACCACCCCAAAGTTGCACCAAAGTTGCACCACTTCTGCACCGTCATCTGATGTACACCTCGAAGGCTGTCTCGCCCTCCTCGAACGTCGCTGAGATGGTGAGCTTGTCTATCTTCACAGGCTCCGAGAACAGCGACAGGATGGCGCTCCACTTCTTCGTTGAGGCCTTCGCGTCCTTTGCCCAGACTGTACCTCCCGGCAGCTCTATGCCCTCCATCTCCCGGTTGACCGCCGTCCTGTTGTGCGTGCCATTGCCGAGCTGGTCGATCAGGATCTGGCCTATCTGCAGCGTCTTCAGACGGCGGTCCTTGTCCTCTGCGGCAGCCGTCATGTTGACCGCAGTCTGGCTGTCCACGTAGTGCGCCACCGGTATGTCACGGTCGCGAGACCCCGGCTTGATGTCGTAGTACAGGTCCAGTCTGGCCGGGCACTTCTTCACCTTCAGGAGCTTCATCCTTACGATGTTGGGCACCTCCGGGAAGCGGTCGTGGTCACGCGACTTTGCGTAATAGGACTGCGCCTCGTCCGCCTTACCCGGCGGCAGGCACGGCGTCAGGGTGCCGGACGTCTTGACTGCGCCAATGTTCTGCGACGACCCGCGCTGAGAGAACTGGTCGTCCCGGTGCCAGTCCGGCCTCTTGCCCTCCGGCGGCTTGCCCGTGTGCGCCCAGTACAGGACCGCGACGCCCGCCTTTTGTGCGATCAGCTTGAACGCTCGGTTCAGCTTCTTGGCGTCGGATCTGTCGTTCTCGTTGCCGTCGTTAAATTCTGTGATTGGATCTGCGATCAGGAGGTCGATCCCGGCGGCCCGGATCTCGTCCGCGATCTTGTTGACCAGCGGCATGTTGACGACGAGGTCTGTGAAGTTCAGCTCCGGGTCTCTCTTCTTGATCACCAGAGATATGCCCTCCTCGTGCCGGTCCAGTATCTCCTCCCCCATGGTGATCAGCGTGCCGTTGGGTCTCAGGCCCAGCTCCCGCTGCGCCTCCCTCACGTGCTGGTTCAAGTCTGCGGCCTCCTCCTCCGCATTCATCCACGCCACATTGAGTGGCCGGTCGATCTCCGGGAAGCCAGCGACCTCCGCCTGCCCGTCGATGAAGGCGGCCACCCACAGAGCCGTCAGCGTCGTCTTGCCGACGCCAGACTGCCCAATGATCGCGCCGCTGCCCTCCACTCTCATGAAGTTCCGAACGAGCCACGGCTTCGTGTCCTCGTCCTCCTCAGTGAAGGCACCGAACATCTCGCCCTCATACGTAGACGCCCGCCTCGCGGCCTTGACCGGCGCGGGCATGATGGGAACCTCCCCGCTGCCCTTGAGCAGCTCGACCATGCGCTCTGTACCCAGCTCCGATCTCCGCAGCTTGAGCGGATACGACAGCGCCCGCACCAACTCCCCGTGCCAGTCTCCGTGCTGGTCCTGCCGGGCCTCCAGAAGCTCCTCCATCCGATCTGACGACAGGACGTCGCCGTAGTCTTCCCGGAACAGCTCTGAGAACGTATCCGTCATCCACTGCATGTCGCTCAAGTGGCCCTTCGGTATCGCCTGAACGAAGTCGTGCGTCAGGCGCAGGAGGGCGTCGTGCCGGGACGCCGTCTTTCCGTCAGATCTCATGCAGGCGTCCGCGTCCTCTGAGGACATCATCGCGCCCGTCGTTGTCGCGCCCCGGATCTTCTCTCTCTGCGTCAGGAGGTGGTCGTCTGGCTCAACGAGATCGCTCATGGGCACGTCGGTCTCGACCGAGTAGCCGGAGCCTTCCGTCGGCCAGATGAAGTAGAAGCCCTCGCCAATGCCCTCGCAAGATCCCATTGGATTGCGCGCCCACTTGCGGCCTGTTGGATTTAGGAACAGGTAGTGCAGGCCGCCGCTCTTCGTCATGTGGACACGCACATCTGGCAGCCGGTCCAGCTCCTCCGCAAAGTCAAAGACCATGTCGCTCTCGTCGGCCTTGTAGAGGTCGAGGTCCAAGACGAAGAGGTCGTTCGTCTCTCCAGCCGGGACGCCGACAAGGGCGGCAGAGGAGTGGCTGAACAGCTCTTTCACCTTGTCAGGATCAGACGTCGCCTCGTCCCGCCACGCCGTGAGCGGCTTCTTGTCCACGCTGCACGGGAATACTTTCAAACCAAAGTCTTGCACTATTCGCAGTGCTTCGTTTATTATAGTGTCAGACATTGCTTCGGTTTTCCTCCCAAGTGCCGATAATGTGTTGATTGTACATCGAGTTCTCCTCTCTCTGGGTATGTGCAAGGCCCCCGCTTCCGACCGAGGCGGGGGCTTCCTTTTATGGTCAACCCTCGCACCATACGTCAATACCCCTCTTTTCTGGTTGACGATATACGTCACGTTTTGTAGAACGGTGACTGCAATAGCAATGGAGCAACGAAGCAATGATCGACCTATACCCCCACCAAATCCAAGGCGCTGCCTTCCTGTCCAGCCGCAAGTTTGCGGGCCTGTTCGCAGGCATGGGCACCGGCAAGACGCTGACCAGTCTGGAGGCCGTACGGCGCGTCTGGCACAAAGTAGATCTGGGTGACGTACTTAATACTATAAGTCCGACAAAGACGCCGTTCACTGATTATGTAGACGGAGACATGGACTATTTTGAGTGGCCGGTGGTCACCCGCGCAGATCCTGCCGCGCCCAAGCCATGCCCAAACCGTCGGCGCGTCCTGATCATCGCGCCACCCATCGCCCTGCCAATGTGGCTCCGGGAGACGAGGGACTACCTCGACGTATCTGCTGACGTATCGGGCCTCCTGAAGACCGGCAAGACAGAGATCAAGGTGGACCAGCAGATACTCGTCGTGAGCTACGCCATTGCCGCGAAGCGATCCGAGGAGCTGCGCGACTGGATCGCAGAGGGCGTCGTCATCGCAGACGAGAGCCACGCCCTGAAGAGTGCCAAGGCAAAGCGCACCAAGGCCATCCTCGGTCGCGGCGGTGTCGTCTCTCTTGCCGCGCATAGCTGGATGCTGACCGGCACCCCGATCACGCGCTGGAACGACGATATGTTTGCCTTCCTGTGCCGCGCAGACCGTAAAGGTATGGTCGAGCGCAGCATGGCTACGTCCGAGCGATTTCAGCTCCGGTACACAGTCCGACAGTCTCGCAAGTTCGCGGGCGCTCGCTTTCCCGTTCAGATGGTGGTCGGTAACAGAAACACCGACGAGCTGGCAGACTGGGTCTACGGTGAGGGCCACGCTCTCCGCTTCGATCTGGACGAAGTCTTCAAGGACATGCCGCCGCTGACTATAAACAGCTACACCATTGGCCTCGACGCAGATCCTGAGCTGAAGGCCATGCTCAAGGAGCTGGAGAGGCAGTCTATCTCAGATCTGCGCCAGAAGCTGGAAGCGAAAGAGCCTGCGCTGGCGACCGTCCGCCGCCGTCTCGGTGTCGCCAAGGTCAAGGCCGCAGCTCAGGAGATCAAGGACCGCGTCGAGAGCGGCCAGAAAGTTCTCGTCGGCGCGTGGCACACAGCCGTGATCGATGAGCTGTACGCGGCGCTGGGAGGATGTACCCGAGCCGTTATCGATGGCCGGACGAGCGCGGGCAGCCGCGAGACGACTGTCTCCGAGTGGAACCTTGGAAACGTCGATGTCCTGATCGGGCAGATCGCCGCCATGGGCGTCAGCCTGAACCTGCAACAAGGCGGCAACCAGATAATCGTCGTTGAGGAGGACTGGTCACCGTCGGTGATGGACCAGTTCTATGCTCGCCTTTGGCGCTTCGGTCAGGAGAAGCACGTCCACGTAGACGTCCTGCAGAGCGAGAGCAAGCTGGACGCGGCTCTGTCGAACATCAGCAGCACGAAGCGCAGGCAGCACCAGATATTCAACAACATTGGGAAGGCACACACAGATGCTAAGTGATCTGATCAAGCGGGGCGGCGACATCATTGACGCCGCCGACGACAAGTTCGACGACGGGGAGCGGAGGGCGTACATGAATGCGTCCGAGGCCCTCGGCTGCATCCGTCGGCAGTGGTACTCAAAGCATCGACCGGAGGAGGGCGCACCGCAGAGCTGGGGCTTTGCCCGCCGTGGCCGGGGCGTCGAGCGTCACGTCGTCGAGTGCCTACTGGCAGCAGGTGTAGATCTGCGGCTCGGGGGCGACGTGCAGGAGCAGGTGTTCTCAGATGAGCATATGATCTCGGCGACACCCGACGGCGTGCAGGTCACCAACTCCGCCCTGATCGGTACTGAGTTCAAGTCGATTGATCCGCGCACCAATCGCTCCAAGCTGCCAAAGAAAGAACACGTCGCGCAGCTCCAGATCGGCATGGCGCTGGTTAACTTGATTAAAGGCCAGCTCGGACTGCCGGACCTGCCGTTTACGAATGGCGTCATCGTCTACACTGACGCTTCGAATTGGGACGATAGTGTGCAGTTCGACGTCGATTTTGATCCTGACATTTTGGATGCTATGAAGCCGCGCGCGCAGAAGATCCTGCGGTCGAAGTCTGCGGGACGCCTGCCGAGGGAGGGGAAGACGAACGGCTACGAGTGCCGGTACTGCGCGTACACCGCAGTGTGCGGCGTGGAGACGACCACCACTGAGACCACTGACACCAGCCGAGCCAACCGAGGATCTAAGCTGGAGACATTTGTGAACGCCTACTCAGAAGCAAAAGAGCGCAAGGCCTCCGCAGACGAAGACCTCAAGAAAGCCAGCGAGCATATAAAGGCGGAGCTGAAGACCCGAGGCACGACGTCGGTAGACATCGCCGGTAAGCACCTAGAGATCAGCCCCGTCGCGGGGCGCAAGAGTTTGGACAGGAAGGCTGTCCAGAAGGCGGGGATAGACTTATCCCCATACGAAACCGTCGGAGCCGCGAGCGAGCGGCTGACGGTCAAATAGCAACTGCAATCATGGAGATTAAAATGGCAGGCGCATTAGCAAAATTTGCACAGAGCGGCGCACTACAGATGAGCGACGCAGACGCGGCAGCGGCCCTACGCAGGTCCGCTGACACCAGCAGCAGTGGTGGAGGAGGAGGAGGAGGAGACTTTGAGTTCCTTTCTTTTTCCGGCAAGAAGGGCACGTACAGTCTCGGCAGAGACAAGGCAGGTGTATCTGCTGACGACCTGTTTGTCGTCGAGCCTTTTGCCGCCGTGGAGGGCTGGACATGCTGGAAGGGTGGCCGCCCCGTCGCCAAGCACGAGTGGTCTGCGTATGACCTATCCGGCGCTGTACGTCCCGCTGACCTTCAAGACCACGGCCCCTACAATGAGAATGCGGGCGAGGGGTGGAAGCCCCTGCGCGGTATTGGCCTGCTGTCGGAAGACGGCAAGATGGTCAAGTTTACACTCAACAGCGTCTCGGGCCTCAATGTCTTTGCAGACTTGAACACCGAGATCGCTGACCAGTTGGCTGCCGGAGATCCGTCGATACCGGTCGTGTGCCTCTCGGTCGAGGAGTTCACGGCGCAAGGTCAGGTCAACAGCAAGCCTGTGATCTCGGTTCAGGGATGGGTGACGAGGGACGAGGTCTCGGCCTACATGGCCGCCGAAGTCGGATCTATGGACGACCTGCTGGAGGGAAAGTACGCCCCGGCTGATCAGCTCGAAGCTCCAGAAGAGGAGTCTGAAGCTCCCAAGAAGCGCCGACGTCACCGCGCCGCATAAACTAAAAAGGCCCCCCGCTTTTTAGGCGGGGGGCAGTTGGTCCAACAGTAGAGCAGAGTGCGGCAACGATAGCCGCAGTGGGGGGATTTGTAAATGTACCAGATGGTGACGACGCTGGACGAGCTGGAGGACATGCTCGACGTCATTGGAGAGGGCGAGGCCGCGCTCGATTTTGAGACGACCGCCTTCGTGCCTGAAGAGGGTCGCGTGCGGCTCGTGCAGGTGTGTAACGACGACGGCTGGTGGGTCGTTGATTTTGACCAGATCGGGGGCTTCCGGGCCGTGGCGCACTGGTTTGCGGACGCACGGTGGATCGTGTTCAACGCGGGGTTCGAGCAGCGCTGGTTCATGGACGCGACAGACAATGCTGTCACATGCTTTGACGTGGCACTGCTGCGGAAGGCTGTCGAGGGCGGCGGACACTTCGGCCTCGCCAAGGCTCTGCTTTGGGATTTTGAACACGAGATGCCCAAAGACGAGCAGGCGTCGAACTGGGGCGCTGCGGAGCTGACGAAGTCGCAGCTCGACTACGCCGCCGACGACGCCCTGTGGACGTGGCGGTTGTGGCAGCTCTGGAGAGGCCGAGCGGACGACGACCACATGCGCGCCTTCAATTTGCTAAACGACATGATACCCCCGGTGATAGAGATGGAGGGCAGCGGCCTGACGCTCGACCCAGACCGGCACCGCCTGCTGGTCGATCACTGGCAGGAACTGGCCGGAGAGCGCGTCGAGCAGATCCGTGATTTTATCACCACGGACGAAGTCGCCAATCTCAACAGCGGCACGCAGCTCAGTGATTTTTTCTGCTCTATCCTGACCGACGAGCATTTGGACGCGTGGCCGAGGACTGAGAAGACTGGGCTGCTGTCTACGGCCAACAAAGACTTGAAGAGCGTTGGCGCGGCCCTCTTCGCTGACACTCCTCTGCAAGACGCCCTGACGCTCCTGTCTGAGTACAAGACGCTCACGAAGTACGTATCGTCCTTCGGCGACACGCTGATCACCAAAGCTACGATGGACCCCGACCTCCGCGTCCACGCGCGGTACAACATCGCGGCAGCCAAGACTGGCCGCTTCAGCTCTTCCGGCCCGAACCTGCAGCAGATCCCCCGAGACCGAGACTTCTTCGGGCAGCGCCTGAGCGTACGCCAGAGCTTCATAGCGGGGCCTGATCGGCAGTTGGTGAGCCTCGACTACAGCGGCATTGAGCTGCGCGTGCTGGCTCTCCTGAGCGGCGACGAGCAGCTACTGGAGGACATGATCAACGGAGACGTCCATCTTGAGATGGGCAGCTACATGGCCGGCAGGCGTCTAAACAAGAAGGTTACCGAAGACAAGGAGATCCGCCAGAACGCTAAGGCGGTGAGCTTCGGCATCGTCTACGGCATCTCGTCTCTCGGCCTGAGCGCCACGCTCAAGACTAACATGGACCGCGCGCAGGATCTGATCAATTACTGGGCCAGCCGCTACCCTAAGGCATTTGCGCTGCGTGACGAGGCCATGCAGCAGGCGGCCCGCGACGACGGCTACCTGCGCGTTATCGACGGAGGCACGATCTACATGGGCAAGCCCTCGCGTCTCAGCCCCACCCAGTGCGCCAACTACCCGGTCCAGAGGGCCGCGCTGTCGGTTATGGCGCGCGCTATCGTCCGTCACCACGACAGCGTTCTGGGCATGCGAGCTGCAGGGAAAGACGTGTGGATGGCATCCACGATCCACGACGCCCTGATCGACGAGGCTGCCGACAGAGACGCCCAAGAGGCGCTGGTTAGGATGAAGTCCGACATGGTCGCCGGATACTCTGACATCTTCCCCGGAGCGCCGGTAGACAGGCTGGTCGAGGGCGGCGTGGGGCCGAACTGGGGCGAGCTGGAAGACGTCGAAGTCTAAATCTTTTCAGGAATGTCAAATTAGCTCTTGTAGTGACGCGACACGGCTGATATCTGTGACGTGTCACAAAGGAGAACGACAATGGACAACGCGACAAGCATTCATGTTTTTTACACCGACGCAAGGAATGGCTGGTGCTGCACTCACCTTGATGAAAATGAATTTCAGGTTGGAGAAGCGGAATACTTATACCGGAAGGTGGACGCCGTGGCGATGGCCAAGCGGCACGGGTTGCCCATCAAGGTATTTGGTCGCAACGGCCTGTTTCAGCGCAGCACATAACCCAACCGCCCCGGCCCAGCGCCGGGGCAACCAACCAAGGAGAACGACAATGACAAAAGACAAATTTAACTTCCAATGGGTTTCGCCAAGTCGCGGAGGATCACGAGACTACAGCGAAAATTCGATCAGAGTTTCGATCAACAAAAGTGGGAAAGAAAAGCATCAGATTGCCATACGCATTAACAGCGCTGTGATGCGAGCACAGCGTTGGGTCTGCGGTGACAGGATTTCTGTTGGC